GATCACCCCCATGAAAAACTACGTCCAGCCCGGCAACACCATCACCCTGACCGCGCCCTATGCCGTCGCTTCCGGCGATGGCCTGCTCGTCGGCTCCATCTTCGGCATCGCCGCAGGCGCCGCCGCTCTCGGCGATCCCGTCGAGACCGCGCTCGTCGGCGTCTTCGACATCACCAAGGTCGGCTCCCAGGCCTGGACCGTCGGTGCCAAGGTCTATTGGGACGACACCAACAAGCGCTGCACCACGGTCGCGACCGACAACACCCTCATCGGTGTCGCCATTGCGGCGGTGGCGGGCGGCGCGGGCGATACCATCGGCCGGGTGCGGCTGAACGCGAGCTTCTGATGAGCCTAGATGGCGACGAGATACCGAGCCCGGAGTTCCGCGAGATGTGACGTCAGCCAAACCGGCCCGGTTTGCGCCCAGGTTTCCCAGAGCTCCGGATAGCTCATGGCGACGAAACTGGGACCCGCGCCCGCAACCCGTTCGGCGAAAGCAGCGATTTCGGCGCGATGTGCCGCAAACTCGGGGCAAGCATCGGGGTTCTGCGGCTCCCAGAACAGATAGAGGAGCGTGGTGGAGCGATCCCGGAACGTGCGCGCCAGACCGAAGGCATGCTTGATCAGTTGGGCCGCATCCAGCCAGACATAGCTGTCCGGCGCGGACATCAGCCGGATCATCTCGCGGAAATAGCCATGATCGCGCCTCCCGTCGCGGATTTGCTCGGCATAGGCAGGCGAGAAGGCGGCGCGGTGTCTGACAAGGTACTCGGTCAGTTTGGACTCGATGCCGACCACCCCGGTCGGGCCTGAAAGCAGAACATCGAGGTTCGGGGATCGTCCGCCCCGCAGGCCAGTCGGGCATTTCCGCTCGAACTGGAGTTGATCGAAGGCCGCGCCGACTGGCATCGCCAGATCACCGATGCCACGGCGGAAGGGCGCAAAGCAGTTCACGGCAAGTGCAGACGAGGAATGCGCCGCCCGGAATTTGGTCTGAAGCTCGTTGCCGTCACCCGCGCTGAGATCGGCCTCAAAGTCCTCGGGCAAGACCATCGGCAGCAGGTTGCCCCTGAAATCTGCGGCATAGCCGTTGTCGTCGATCAACCCGTCAGGACGCTGACGGGCCAGTGCGCTTCTGAGGGCGACAATCGCTCGGGTGCGAACGGGGCCCTGGGAAATGGAAACACGTGTCATGGAGGGCAGCATAACCGTGAACGCCTTTGCATCCACTGTCGATTTGCTCTTCGCCGATCCCAACATCGGTCGGGACGCGGTCTACATCGCCGACGGCGGCGCGCCCAAGCTCGTGCGCGTCGTCGCCCGCCGCGCCGATGCCGTCACCGACTTCGGCGATGCGCGGCTCTGGTCCGAAACCACCCGCGTCGACCTGCGCGTGGCCGAGGTGCAAGCCCCGCGCCCCGGCGACCGCATCGAGATCGGGGGCGAGGCGTTCCTCATCCAGGGCGAACCGGTTCGCGACCGCGAGCGGTTGGTCTGGACCGTCGATTTGAGGCCAGCGTGAAACTCAAGCTCGACATCGATCCCGACATCGTCGCGATGATGGCGGCCGAGGTCGCGTCAGGGGAGCGGGCTGTATCGGCTGCAATCCGCGAAGCCGGGACCGGGCTGAAGGCCGCCTGGCGGCTGCAGATCACCGGCGCGGGGCTCGGGCCGCGCCTTGCCCGCACCATCCGGTCGGAGCAGTTCCCCAAGGCCACGCCCAGCCTCAACGCTGCGGCCGTGGTCTGGTCCAACGCCCCGGTCATCGTCGGCGCCCACGACACCGGCCCGCTGATCCGCTCGAAGAACGGGTTCTGGCTGGCAATCCCCACGCCCGCAGCAGGAAAGTCCCTGCGCGGGGGCCGGATCACCCCCGGCGAATGGGAGCGCCGCACCGGCCTGCGCCTGCGGTTCATCTATCGGCGTAGAGGCCCGAGTCTGCTGGTGGCCGAGGGGCGGTTGAACACGAAGGGCCGCGCGGTGGCGTCGCGTTCAAAGACCGGCAGGGGACTCGTCACCGCGCCGATCTTCCTGCTGGTGCCGCAGGTCAAGCTGCCGAAGCGGCTGGACCTCGCGCGGGATGCTGCGAGGGCGCACGATGCGGTGCCGGGGTTGATCGTCGCGAACTGGGTGGAGGCCAAGGTGTGATCACCATCCGCCCATCAGTAGCCTGCCTCGCGCTGATGGCGCACGGCCAATACGACCGCCGTCTCGCCGTCGAACCGATAGAGCGACACATAGCCACTGTCGCCAAAGGTGATGAACCACTCGCGGAATTCCGGGTCCATGTCCTCGACCGGCCGCCCGGCACCGGGCTGATCGCGCAGGATGTTCATGCCTTCGCGGATGGATTTGGCCGCACGGCGGGCGGCCTCAGGATTCTTGTCGGCAAGGAAGCGATAGAGCCGCTCGACATCCCGCAGGGCTGCGGGCGACCAGATCAGTCGTGGCATTCGGGAGCAGCCGCCGCTTCGCCTGCTTCCAGCTTGGCAAGCCAGGCATCGGCTTCGTCATGCGTGACGTGTTTGCCGGTCGCCTGAAACTCCTGCCAGGCCTGTAACCCCGCTTGCCGGAACGCCTCACGCTTCTCTTCGCGCTCGACGAATTGCGCGACGGCCTCGCGCAGCATCCAATGGGTCGAGCGGTCCTTTGCATCCGCCAACCGCTTGAGGCGTTCGCGGGTATCCTGATCGAGCTTCACGGCGATGGGGCGGACGGCGTTCATGGGTACGGCTCCGGGTGAGTATTCATGGGTATTACCTTTAGCATATCGCTGACTGTCGCAGAAGTCACAATTGAGCCAAGGGCCGCCGAATGCCAACTTCTCGCGAAACCATCCTCGCCGCGCTGCACGCGCGGCTGTCGGCGCTGCCCGCCACCGCCCTGCGCGGCGACGTGCTGCCCGAGCGCGTGCCCGCCGCGGGTCTGCTGATCCTGCGCGACGGCGAGCCGGGGGAGCCCGAGGTGACGCTGTCGCCGCTGCGCTACCACTATCAGCACCGCGCCGAGATCGAGGCGGTCGTGCAGGGTGCTGCCCGTGATGCCGCCTTCGACACCCTCTGCGCCAGCATCGGCGCGGCGCTTGCCGCTGACCGCACGCTGGGCGGCCTCTGCGAATGGGTCGAGGCGGAAGCGCCGCGCCCGGTCGATCTGGCCGTCGAAGGGGCCGCCACTCTGAAGGCGGCGGTGATCTCGGTCGTCCTGCACTATTCCACGGCCGACCCGCTGGCCTGACGCCCATGCAGCGGAAATGCATGCGTCTCCACGACCAGAGTGTGATCAGCCCAGAATTCAGTCAGGCGTTGCGGCCTCGGGCGTCGCCCAGCACCCACAGCAGAAAGACTGCCAGAATGGGCGAGAAGAAAAGGCTCACAAGAACCCAGCCGATGGCACTGCGTCCTCTCGCTTCCGCCATCCTGGCGGGCAGCAGGATGAAAAGCCAAAGGGTGATGTAGAGAGCCGCCAGCCCGACGATCAGAAAGAAGATCCCTTCGATCATGCTCTGGCAGTTCCTCGCGATGGTAGGGTCTCTGCCATGCCCGCTCAGCAGGTTCCGTAGAATCCGCGCGAATACCGGCAGTATTCGGTGGCAGCGCCGGAGCGGATCATCTCGGCCGCGATGTCGCGCCCATCCGGCAGGAAACACTGCCCGACGAGTCGTCCGTACCGATCAATGTCCAGAACGTTGCACCGCAGGGTCTTGCCGGAGATCAGGCTGCGCAGCGTGGCAGTTGCGTTGGAACCACCTTGCTGGTCCCATTCCGGCGCATCGAGCCCCCAGACACGGATCCGACGCGACTCGCCACTCAGGGTGAAGGTGTCGCCGTCGAGGATCTTGCTGACCCGCGCCTCCAGCGCGCTTGACTGCTGCGCTTGTGCCTCAGTTTTTGCCATCAGTGCCGCAGCAATAGCCAGCGCCATCAAGAGAAATGCCGCGCGACGCAACGGACGCGTGAAGCGGCGAATGAGAAATCGACCAATCATCTGGACAGATGACCCGATTGCCGACCCCGCCGCAAGACATCCACCAAGTATTCAAAGAAGTGAGGAACCCCTTCCATGGCACGTGCGCAAGGCGCGCGGGCGCAGATGGCGCTTGCGTTCGAGACCGGTTACGGCACCCCGCCTGCGAGCGGCTTCACCAAGATGCCGTTTGCCAGCACGACGCTGGGATCGGAGCAGCCGCTGCTGAACAGCGAACTCCTGGGCTACGGCCGCGACCCGCTGGGGCCGATCAAGGATGCGGTGACGGCCGACGGCAATGTGGTCGTGCCGATCGACGCAGCAGCCTT